TGTAATAAGAAAGCATAAGACATTCTCTCTTCTAATTTTGCAATACTTCTTTCTACTACTTGTAAATCATATTGTTTCTGTGCTTGTAATACAGATACATCTTCTTCTGAACCAGTAATAATATCACCATTTCTAGTTAAAGCTAAATCTCTTTTCTTAGTAACAGAATTAGGTCTTACCATAAATACTACTTTAGAAGAAGCCGCCGCACTTTCAACAAGTGCTTGAGACAATCCTTCTAATGATTTAAGGTCTCCTAAAAATTCTTCTACATATCCTCTACCATAATCTTCACCATCAACTCTAACCATTCTTAATGCTTGATAAGGAAGTTGGTTTTTAGGAAATGTTCCTATTGAATCAGGAATTTTAATTCCGTGTACTTCTTGACAAATGTAAAATTTCTCATCTTCTAATTTATAAATATGTGTATATAATTCGCAGTCTTCATCTTTTTTATAATCTGCATCTTGTATTACCATATTTCTAACATCTGCATCTAAACTTAAAGGACTAACACTTTCTTTAATAACTATTTCTAATATGTTTCCTGAAGCATCTCTATTAACTACATAATGAGTAATAGGAAATACTCTCATCGTTCCTTTTTTAGGAAGATAAGTTAATACATTTCCTGATACTATTAAATGTTTAAGAGCTTCAAATACACTAACTCTTAAAGCTAACTCTTCAATCTTTTTAGAAACTTCTCTTTCAATATTTGCTAAAGATTTTTCTATTTCAGATTTCATTTCTTTATTTTGGTCAAGTTCTTCTTTTGTTTTTCCGCTAACGGATAATCTAAAAAATGGGGAATTTGGTGGTAGTAATAAAAGAAGTAACTTAGAGGCTAAATTGTTTACGCCTCTAGCTCCTACCGATTGGAAGGGATTGTATAATTTTGATGAATGATTAAATCCATCTGCGGGTATTAAAGAAGATATTGTAAGTTCACTACACTCTTGAGCTCTATCTACGAACAATTCTCTTTTGTCTTTTAATTTTAAATATCGTTCTTTCGCTGTAGGATTAACCTGCATCATTGTTTCGTTGCTCTTTTTAGTTACCATTTATATCCTTTATGCTGTATAAGATACGCCTGAACTTGAAGCACCTGTTGTAGTGTTCACGCCAGTTTGTAAAGCTGTTGTACCTGATTTAGATGCTATTTTCTTTTTCTTCTTAACATCTTTATCTGCTGTTACCAACTCTATCGGTTTCTCCTGTACTTCTTCCATTCTTGAAGCAACCTGAGCAGGTGCTCTTTGAATTGGAGCTTGTTGTACTTTAGGTGATGACATACACATAGTTATTTAGTCCTCTCTTTAAGTGTGTTTATGAATCGTACTACGTCCCTTTGTCCTGCTTTAAAATAGATAGTCTTAGTATCATCTTTTAAATTAGGTGATTTCTCAGGGTATACATTATTCAAAAGTTTTACCAAATCTTCTGATTTAATAGGTAAAACTAAATCTTCTTCGTTATTTTTTGCCATATAATTCTTCTAAAACGGGCACTTTAGTTCCAAAGTTTACCCGTTATAGTTCCTTTATTGTATTCTGTTGCTCTATTCTCAAAGAAATTAGCGTGTTCTACACCATTTAATACCCAATCTAACCAACCTAAAGGGTTATCTTTAACTCCATAATTAGGTTTTAATGATAACTGAAGTAGTCTTCTATCCGCTATATATCTTATATATTTCTTAACTTCATCAGCACTTAATCCTCTAATACCACCCATAGCAAAAGCTAAATCTATAAATTTATCTTCAAGCTCAACCATATCTCTTGCTGTTTGATATATACTTGCTTTAAATTTTTCTGTCCAAATATTAGGGTTTTCTTTTACTAATGTTTTAAATAATTTAATCATACTTTCAACGTGATGTGTTTCATCTCTAATAGACCAAGTAACTATTTGACACATACCTTTCATTCTACCATATCTTTGAAAGTTAAGTAGCATAACAAATGAAGCAAACAGTTGTAGTCCTTCTCCAAATGCAGAAAAACAAGCGATGTCTCTAGCTAAACCTTGAACACCTTTTCCTTTATCTTTAAATAAATATGTATGTTTATCTGACATTTCTTTATATTCTTGAAATGCTTTAAAGTCTAATAACTCAGGCTCACCTATAGTATCATTAAGTAAAGCATAAGCGTGAGCGTGATTAGCTTCTGCTGTTGCAAAAGAAGACAACATCATTCTAACTTCAGGTGGTTTAAACATAGGAATATATTTATCTAAATATGCTTGTGCTATATCAACATCACCTTGAGTAAAAAATTTTAATATTTGATTAATTAAATTCTTTTCTTCTTTAGTAAGTCTTTCATTCCAATCTCTTATATCTTCGTGTAATGGTACTTCACTAGGAAGCCAGTGCATTTTTTGCATTGTGTCATAAGATTCAAAAGCCCATTCATAATCAAATGGTTTGTAATGTATTCTTTCTTTAAATAAACTCATCTTAATAATTCAATCCCTTCTATAATAATAATTGCTAATAATTCTAATGCTAATATTGTATGATATACAGTCCACAATATAGTTTGTTTATCTTTATTAACATATATTACTTTCTTTTTATCATTATACTCTACTTGTATAACATCAGGTTTCTTCTCTTCCATTACCCCTCACACGATAAACAATCAGCTTCAGGTATGATTGTTCTTTCTATTTTTTTAGAAACTAATTCAGCTCTTTTAATTGCTTCAGAACGACAATAGTATAAAGTTTTTAATTTTCTTTTCCAAGCTAACATATGTATGTCGTGTAGTTCTTTTATATCTACATCAGCAGGAACAAAAACATTAAGACTTTGTGCTTGACAAATAAACTTTTGTCTATCTGCGGCGTGTTCTATAATCCATTGTTGATTAATTTCTATAGCTGTTTTAAAAATATCTTTTTCATAATCAGTTAGTTCTTTTAAATGTAATACTGAACCTCTATTAGCTACAATACTTGACCATACTTCTTCAGTATTAATTTCTTTCTTTTCTAAAAGTTTTTCTAAATATTTATTCTTAACTAAAAAAGAACCTGACATAGTTTTTTGAACATAAGCATTAGCTCTATAAGGTTCTATTGATGGGGAAGTAGTACCACAAATAATAGATGATGAAGCGTTAGGTGCGATTGCTAATAAGTGTGCATTTCTCATACCTGTTCCTTCCATATCAGGAGCTTCACCTCTTTTAATTGCTAGTCTTTTAGACTCTTCCACTGCTTGTTCTTTAATGTGTTTGAATATTTTTAAATTTAATGACTTAGCTAATACAGATTCAAAAGGTATTCCTTTAGATTGTAAGTAAGCGTGAAAACCCATAGCACCTAGACCAATACTTCTTTCATTGTTAGCACTAAATCTAGCTCTAAACAATTCATCAGGTGCATTTTCAATAAAGTATTGTAGTACATTATCTAAAAAACGAATCATATCAGGAATGAATAAAGTATCTTTTTTCCATTCTTCATATTTTTCTAAGTTAAGGGAAGACAAACAACAGACGGCTGTCCGTGTTTCATTTGTAGGTAGGGTTATTTCAGTACAAAGATTAGAATGATGTACTGTTAATCCTAAATCTTTTTGTTGTTGAGGTAGTCCTTCATTTATAGTATCACTAAAACAAACATAAGGCTCACCTGTAGCCACACGATTCTCTAAAATTTTTTGCCATAAATCTCGTGCTGATATAGTTCTTACTTTTTCTTTTGTGTGAGGGTCAATTAAATCCCAACTGTCATCATAAGTAGGTTCTTTAATACAATTATCTATAAGTTCCATAAATGTATTTGGAATATTTACTCCGTGATGTAGGTTTAAACATTTTCTATGTATGTCTCCGCCACTAGGTTTTCTTATATCTAAAAATTCTAATATTTCAGGGTGTGATATATCCATATAAGAAGCATAACTTCCTCTTCTAGTTTTACCTTGAGAGAAGGCAAGTATTTCTGAATCTACAACGTGCATAAAAGGAATTACTCCTGAAGATTGTGAGCCACCTGACGTACTTACACCATCACTTCTAACGTGCCCCCAATAACCACCGATACCACCACCAACAGAAGCTAACCAAGCATTTTCTGTATAGTGTTCAGCCAGTTCACCTCTACTATCACCAACATAATTTAAGAAACAAGAGATAGGCATACCTCTTTTAGTTCCTGCATTACTTAGGATAGGAGTAGAAAACATACACCAAAGATTAGAAACATATTCATATATTCTTTCAGCCATTTCATCATTATCAGAAAAGGCTTTCGCCGCTCTCATAAAAGCATCTTGAGGTGAGTGTTCATCAGGTAATAAATACCTATCTTTTAATGTAGTCTTGCCAAAATCAGTTAGTAAGTTATCTCTTTCGTAATTCATTATGCTCCGTTAAATTCATCTTCGTTAAATTGTTTATCATTAGGTGTGTTGTTTGCTATATCATCAAAAAACTTTTCTGTTTCTTTATCTACTCGTTCTTCTTTATTTTTTTTAGATTGTTCGTAAGATTCTTTTAATTCATCTTGTTCTTTTTTTCCAAATATTCTATCCCAACCTTCTTTATATTTTTCTGTAGGCATATGTATCGGATTGCCAAACATATTAAGGTTTTTACCTTTTAATTTTTTATCTTTACTCATAATTTTTAAGAAGGAGAACTTACTTTAATAAATTTCTCTCTATCAATCGTCACATAATTTATATCTTTTGGTTCAAACTGTTCTATATGTTTGAACACAATATTTTTATCTAAATCACTACAAGAATAAACATCTAGTTGTAATACAGCAGGAGATTCTTCGTCCCAAGTATGTAATGCTATGTGTGATGTACTAAGAACAGCAAGACAAGTTAGTCCTCTATTCCCTTTGTCATTAACATAGTGTGCATTAGGTTGTCCTAGTCTTTTCATACCTATTGCATTAATTAATTTCTTTATCCACTTTCTAATAAAACGAATGTCTTTAGGTGGCTTATTAATTTGTGCTCTAATAATTATATGATTGTGTTGTAACATTAAATTGTTCCTTGTAAATAATTAAGTGTAACAACTATTACACCAAACCACGCAACAGCAATTAAGGTAAACATAAGAATTTTTTTTATCACAGTTTACCTTCTTTACCGAGTTTAAGTTTTATTTTGTCATCTGATTTATTATCCTCGTGTTCTAAAATTAAATCAATGTATTGTTTTGCTTTCTTTAAGTCTTCTATTTGAGCCTCTTTAGTTTTATGCTTCCATCTCCAACGACATAAATATTTGATAGCATTACCTTCAGCATACGGAATTTCATTCTGCATAATAAAGGTAATAGGTTCTATCTTAAATCTAAAATAGTGAGGTGGTTGCTTTACTTTATCTGCCATAGCTTCACCTTCCCAGTCTTCTTATTGTACTCTTTATGTCTAAGAATATGTGCAACTCTAGCTTGTTGTAAGGCTTCCTTAGCTGAATAGCCTTTAGCTTTGTATGCACCAACGACTATCTTCCATAGGTCTAAAAGGGGAACATTAGTATACTTCTTAATCAGCTTCTCAGCAGTCTTAACTCCCACACTAGGTAGCCCAGTATAACCATCAGTAGAATCTCCCGCCAACGTCTGTATCATAAACCAGTAATTAGCTAATTTTTCAGGGATTTCCTCTACAGTTTCCCCATCTCTACTAACCTTAGCAGGTATCTGTCTCATATCTTTATCAATAGAGACAATAATTCTGTCCTCAGTAGGACAAGGTTCAGTTGCTAGAATACCCATAACATCATCAGCCTCTAAGTTTTTCCATATAACTCCATTATGTTTTTCCATAATGTAATCACGCAAAGCATTTAAAACCATAGGTTTACGTCTTTGTTTACGATTGTCTTTGTAACTTGGAAGAACATCTTTACGAAAATTATTCTTATCAGTTAGAGCTACAATATAATCATCAGCTTGTAGACTTTGACCTAAGTCATCTATCTTAGCATCAACTTCAAACTTACATTGAGTTTCATCACAATGTAATGTCCAAAAGCCATCACCCCAATGAGTGTCTATTTCATTAGAAGTAGCTATCTTATATGCTAATATATCTCCATCTATTAATAATACCTTTTTCTTCAATTTCATTTTTCCTTTCCATATTTTACGTTAAATTTTTTCTGTCAAATATTTCGGATAATGGAATCAATACTACTCTACTTCTATTACCATCACCAACGCTTTTAGTATTTTTGACATACTTTTTTGCAAGACGCTTCATTGTTTTAGTAGCAAAGATTAAAGAACAATAATCTTTATCACCATTTGCTAAACATTGTACCCAATACTTAGCTTTAGTGGAAGTAATGCCTGAAGGTTTACCATTACATTCAACCTCTATTGCAATATTACCTGTCTTCTGCCACCAATCTCTTTCTGTCTTCACTTCAACTTTATCTTCACTACTCATTCCTAAAAGAGTATGAAGTCTGTTTTCTCTTTTCTTTCCAAACTTTAAATCAAAATCAAAATCTGACTTCTTTTTTATATTTGTATTTAATGCCATATTAATGTGTTTCACTCCAATTATTGCCGATTTTATATTCACCAGTTAAAGGTAATCTTAAATTGAAATGTTCGCCAGTGCGTTTGATAGATTCTACAGCTAACTTTCCTATATCTTCTGCGTTCTCTTCAGGACATTCTACTTGGATTTCATCGTGCACCCAAACAACCTGTTGAACATCAGAATATTCTTTAACAGCTTTGTTAAACTCCACTAACCACTGCTTACAAACTAAAGCTCCTGAGCTTTGTAAAAGTGAATTGAGGGAAGCGTGGACTGAACGAATTTTAATTTGTCTTTTATCAAGACCAACTAAATATCCTCTTTCAGCCGCTTGTTGTACTTGTGATAATAACTTACTTAAAGCAGGAAGGTTATTTAAAAATCTTTCTCTTATCTTTTTAGCTTCCTTCATACTTTTACCAGTTACTAACGCAATCTTTTTTATTCCACCGCCATATAAAAAGCAGTAGTAAAATCTTTTTGCAAGGTCTCTTGAATCTAAACCTGCTAATTCTTTTGTTTCTGTATGTATATCACCATTTAAAACAACTTTAGCATATTCTCCATCATCATATTTAGACATAAAATGAGCTAACATTCTTACTTCTAAACCTGATATATCTATGCCAACTAATTTTTTTCCTTTAGGTACAGTGAATAAACTTCTACATTCTTTACCATACGGAACTGTAACACTAGGAACTTGTCCTAAGTTAGGGTTTGTATGACTAGCACGAGCTGTTACTGTTGAATTAGTATTGCAAGTGCCGTGTATTCTACCATTTATTTCATTCTTTAACCAAGCCTGAGCACCAGTTGCTAATTGTCCTATTCTTTTATCTAATAAAAAGTGTTCACATAAAACTTTTGCTTCAGGATATGGAAGACTAGCTAAAACAGTTTCATCTAATTTTGGTTTACCATCATTAGTGTATTCTAAAGGTTTCCAATTATGTCGTTCCATTAGTCTATCTGCTATGTGATGTCTTGAACTAGGATTAAAAGTTACTGTCTTTTCTTTATAAAAAGTTTCACCTTTAATATATCCTCTAGTTTTATTATTAACTTTAGGTACGAATGGTGTACGTTCTAATTTAGGTGGAAACAGTTTTTGTAATTGTTCTTCTAATTCTAAACGTCTAGCATTTAATTTAGAATATAATTTAACTGCTTCATCTTTATTAAACATAAAACCATAACGCTCTTGTTTAAATATTAATGTTGCTACTTCGTGTTCTAACTCCATAGCCTGACAAGAGTAACCTTTACGTTCTATTGCTTTGTATAACGTATCAGTTACTTCAACATCTTGAATACAATAATCCAACATCGCAGGACTGTATTCTTTCCAGTCAGTATCAAAGACTTCCTTGTAGTTACCCACCCTATGCCCCCACGCTTTTAAGCTGTGTCGTCCTATACAATTAGTAGGGAAGTCTTGTCTTTTAAAATCTCGCTCCCTTACATCAGGGTAAAGTAAACGAGTTGCTACTATTGTATCAAAAACCTTTCCTTTAGGTTTAAAGTCGTAAAACTTTTCTAGGACGGGTATGTCAAATTTAATAATGTTATGACCAATAATTAAATCCGCCTGTTCTAATTT